AGATTGTTACCTTCGTTAGGCAACTTCTTTGCCTTAACTCCATGCGATTCAGGATCAAACACTTGGTTAGCCAGATACGATTCACCGGAACCTAGTACTCTGATTAATCCTTCCACCAATTCAAGACGATAGAAATACTCATCGCCAAGTTCATATCCTAAGGTGCGTGCCTTTTCTTTGCGAGCGTAGCGCTCGCCTGATCTGCGGATGAATGTCGAAAAAGCCTTAATTCCCATGCGTTTTTCGACGGTATCTTCCCGCATCAAATACTCTTTGACTTTATCTTTTCGTTTCCAAGCATACTCAAACATAGATTGTTTGACATCATCTAGTTCAGTAAACTTCTGGTACTTGCGCCAAACTTGGTACGCAACTGGCGTACTAATATCCATAACCTCTTGCCATATTGGATGTTCTTTACCTAGTTCAGACATAGTGTTTCACCAAATAGGCATGTGCTTTTAATAGCATCTCTGGGTCATCACCCAACAAACCCAACGCACGATTATGAGCAGAGCATAGCAAGCCACGAACCCTGCCAGTATGGTGGCAATGATCAATGCTTAGTGATTTGGAATCAGTTCCGCCACATAAATAACAACCACCATCTTGATCTTCTAGCATCTGGTTATACTGTTCCACAGTAATACCATAGGCTTGAATCCTATGGCGTCTACGCTGCTCAAATGTTTTCTTTGACATGAGCATTCCATATATTGCGTTGAACCATCAACGCAATGATGGCGTAGTTAGCCAGATCAATAAACGAATCTTCAATAGATTCGAATTGGGGATCCGCTGTTTTAGGATTGTAAATGAGATTCTTGAGGCGTTCAATCTTATCTGATATGCGAACCAACAAACCATTGATCGGTCCACCGGGTGCGTTCAGCACATTGTATGGTCCATAGTCTATTTGTTTGCGAACTAAAATAAATAGAAGTTCTTCATAAATCTTTTGTGCATTATCCCGGAATTGTTGGATGCTTGCATCAGGTATTTCAACCAAGAGAGCGCCTCTCTAATCTAATGCATCAACCAACTTGGTTAATGCTTGCGCTCCTTGGTCACAAATTATACTATTTATATCCGAACCGGGCGGTAACGACACGCGGATGGCTTGAGGTATTTCGTCCACCAATCTACGGGCTAGGTCTTGACCCGGGTTAGATCCATCCTCTTTCACATCGTTATCGGTAGCAATAATTACCCTACCAATTCCATCAAAACAGCGAGCAAAATGAGGCTTCCAAGCATTAACACCCGCCACCGCCACCGCTGGGTGTCCAACAAGCGTTGCAGAAATCGCATCAATCTCCCCCTCAACTATAAGAACTTCTCGTACTGCATGCAGGATAGCGTCCACATTATAAAGGTGCTGGCGTTGACCAGTTGGAATCATGTACTTGGGATCGCCGTCATCCAGACGGCGGAACTTAAACCCCACTACGCCAGCCTCTGTGATGTATGGGATAGATAGGTGATGCTTGATTCGATCCTCATGCCCCGGCGCTGGCTCTGCCACATAGCCAAGTTTAAAAACCTCAGCGCCATCTAATATGCCACGCTTAGATAGATACTCTGCTGCTGGGGAATCCCATAAGGCTTCATGGTATTGGTTTGCTGCACGAGTATGCAGTTCCAGTATCTTAGGATTCATCCTCATCCTAATTCCCTCTCAATAGCCTGAATAGTTGAGCAGGGATAAGTTTCAAGAATTTCCGTATCGTGCGAACACGCATTACACAATGAACCATCTGGTTTATGCAATTCAACTACCGCACGAAGCGCCCAACGTTGCCAATCAGGAGCATATAACACACCAAGAAACTCTCTCGGTGTATCAAGGTTTGATAACAATTCTTCGTGCGTCATCATAACTCTCTTTCTGTAGACCTATAGGTGCCATCATTGTTGAGAGTATAGGTTGCCATTCGGTACGGAACCAATGGCTCTTCAGGATTATCACTTGGCACTTGATAAGCAACATCAAGTAACGCTCTCATATCCGGAAAGTAGGGAACCTCCACTACCATAGGCAGTGTTTTCCCATCTAACTCTATGCGCTTACCGTCATATATTCCACCTACAAGTTCTGTGTGTATCTTCACTCTGACTCCTTCTTAATAATTTTGATAACATCAAGCAGTGCTTCACAGTTAGGCTTCAATTCTGAATCACATCTACAATATTCCACACGATAGTTTTCAATTTCTTTGGCTATTTTTTTGCGCCAATATAATTCAAGAATATTTTGCGCATCTTTTGTTGAAATTGTTCCTAAAACTGGGTCTGACCATCCCATTAAGTCTCTGTAATGTTTTAGAAAACCATAAACATCTAAATCTGTTACACTTGTAAACCAATAATATTCAGTCACTTCAATTCCTTTTCTATAGCCTGAATAGTTGGGCACGGGTAATTATCTCCCGCTTGATGGCACTTACATTCACAATCTTCACAACCCCATTCTTCACAACCCCAACAACCATCGTAACAATGGGCACATTTAGTTTCAGAATTTCCATTTGGATATTCGTGATGGATTGGCTTATGTAATTCAACTACTGCACGAAGGGCTTTCCAAGCGGTTGCAATAGACTTTAAGCCAAATTCAGATTCGTGTGCAATACATAAATCAATGTCTGCTAATAATTCATCGTGTGTCACTTCTGCCCCCTAGCGATAGCGGCAGCAGCATTATGCCCATTATGAAAATAAATATTAGGATGTATTTGACATTCATCTGTACAAAGCAAATCAATTTCTTTAGCAATATGTTCACGCCAATACTTTTCACCCGTCATAACACGAGCATACTCTTCGTTCGACATACCACGACTAGGTTCTTGTGGACTAATCATTGTCACACCTTACTTTGTTTAACCATCTGGAATGGTTGGCTAGTATAAACATCATTCTTTGCAGCAATAATCATAGCACGCTGCCAAGTATAGCCAGCCTGCAAAGCACCTATCGCATAAGAAGAACCAGATCCAATTCCATATATGCCATCTTCTCGCATAAGAATAGTAAGCGAATCGTCCATCTGGAATATCATTCCATTAATAGCAATTAACAAATCAAAAGACTTGTCCTCAGAATTCTTATCATTGGTAAACCAATCAGCATCCTTGAGCGCCGAGCGAAGGCTCGGTGCTACCTCACTTACCATGAAGTGATAGATATCTTTCTTACTGTGAGGTGACGGAGGTTTCCAAGTATGTTGAATAATATCGCAAGCGTTAGCATCGCCAGCCCCAGCCAATAAATACTTACCAACCTTGCTGATCTTCACCATCTCTGGATGAGAGAATGGTCTGCCATCATCGGTTGTTACTTGTGAATCAGCAACCAACATGCAGTATGTAGGTTTCTGAATTCCAATAATGGTAGTCACGACACACTCCTTAAGCGTGGCGGAACCCAACGGTTTCCGCTTCTACGCTTGGTTGGTCGCTGAGGTGTCTTGGATATCTTGCCAAGATTTTTCTCAGCCCATTTCATGGCGTCTGGGTATGCCATGTTTTCTCTAGCCATAATGATATGGATTCCAGTCCCACCAGAATGACACGCATAGCATACCCAGACACCTTTATCTGAATTAACCGAGGCAGACTTGTGTGAATCATCATGCACCGGACAGAAGATACTCTTCTCACCGTATGGAAGATCCAATTCGTAGTGACGAAATACTGCCTCAAGAAATTCAGATTGATTCAAGTTTAGTACCAGTTCCTTTCTTGATGATGTCGATATGCGGAACACCAAGTCTTGTAGCGATGCTTGACATACTTGTCAGCCTCATCGGTTTGCTTCCAGATATTCCATGTAGGTTTGCCCCACATTAACTGCCACATACCGCGAGCGCCAGACTTCTTGTTCAACGCTTTGGGATCATACCGACTTTCTTTATAAGCAATCTTCAAGGCACAGCGTGCTTCGCTGCGAGAAACTGTGATCGTTCCTATTGCTCGTTTAGCCATCTCCTCTTTGGTCAATGTAATGATAATTGCCGGAGGAGACGCTGGCATCCCCATTAACAACATAGTTACTATCCTCCAATCAACAATCAACTTCGATTGTTTATGTACTTTGGTAACCTGCCTGTTTTAGCAGATCCGCCCAGAGCCATGCTGGCATAACCGCATATGCATCTGAGACGCTTTTAGTGCCACGCCTTTTGACTAATACTACACCAGTCTTTGCTTTCGCATGAGCCATCTCGACTTCAAGTTCCCGCAAATACTGGGGCAAATCTATTCTCTTTTCATTCTTGCATTCAATTGTAACATGCTTGATACCATCAATATCTCCCACATCATCCTGCCTGCCAGCACCATATGCACGCTCAGCATTCTCAAATCCAATTGAGACTAGCCACTTCACAGTATCTCTTTCGAATTCTGAACCCTTGCGTTTGCTTGGCGTTGTCACAGGTAATCCTCCATGAGTATCGCTTGGTATTTTATCTTGCGTTTAGAGCGCATATACCTGCGCTCTGTTTCATTTGTACCAGCCCAAATCCCATGCTTCTCGTGGTGCAAAGCCCACTCTAAACATGCATCATAAACCGGACAAGAGTTGCACAACTTCCTAGCCATGTGCTGTTCTGAATTAGGTGTTTTAGTATCACCATAAAAAAAGAACTCGACACCAATCTCTTTACAAAGCGCTTCCGAAAAGTCTGGATATTTCATTGATATTAAAACCTTCGTTGATTGGATGTAGTTTGTCTTGCGAAAGGATCAACCTCTGACCATAACCATAATCATGGTAAGTAAAGTTGTCAAAGAAATATTTTCTATCGGTTATTCCAACAATGTGAAATGCCGAATCAACATGGGGAAGTTGCTTGTCTCCTTCTAAGACTACGAGGATTGCGTAGTCTGAGATGAAGTTTGTTTCGTGGTTGAAAATAAGTGTGGGAATTGTGGATGTTTTGACCTGTATAGATTTTCCCAATGATGTATGTAAGTCATGTCCATCGTCACCGCCCGGGTTAATCGACTCATCAACGGATAACCCAAGTCCCTTTGCACACGCCACCTCACCCAAGCGACCCATAAGATTAACTGAATACGACGAATTGTTCTTGTCAAACTTTTTATCGGTGACATTGAATTCCTTTTTGTTTTGCCGTACCCGATGAACATGGCGCAAAGCGCCCATGATTTCATCTTCATTCAGTTCTATCCGGATCATAATCCGCGCCGAGTTCTATCTATATTTAGATCAGAAAACGAATTGTAGATTGTCATAAGTGATGGTTCTGCAGCCAAGGTTAGGAATGACTCCGCTGTCGGATCAGCCTTGCCATGACGGTTCTTGATAACAGCAACACGATAACTCGTACCATTGTTATCCAGCGCCACGCTCAACACTAATTCTGGCAAAGCAGAAACCTTACCCATGAGTGCTTTGCGTGGCGCTGGAAAGTTCGGCTTCGACATCTTCTCATTCTCACTCACATGGTGCAGGACTACGAATGCAGATTCATACTCCCGCGCCATGTAGTGAAATGCTGACATAGTGTCACGAAGGGCGGTCCATTCATTATCACTACCGGCAGCAATGTTCATGAGATTATCAATGTAGATAGCCGATGGTGGTGCGCCATGTAATTCTATCCACGCTTCGATCTCTTGCTCAACATCCTCTAAGGACGGAGCGGGATCAAAATTGAATCGAATATGTTTCGCACCGTCGGCAAGGGTATCCTCCAGTAATACACTTGCCTCAGAGTCCATCATCTTTTCAACATCTGATACAGGTTTCCCCAACAAGATTGCACCGGCTCGGAGTGCAATGGTTCTTGAATCAGAGTCTGCAGAAAAATAGAGTGATGGAACTTTAGAAGTAACGGCATACCACAATGCAAGCATAGTCTTACCGCCACCCGGTTGGGCAGCGATAAGATGCAGTTGCGCTTGTCGAAATACTACTTGGCTTGTTGTAAGTTGAGGAAGTATCTCTGGCAGAGCGTGACCGGCTGGTGTCTCAACACCAACTACTTGCAATAGTGATCGCATTACTTAGACCAGATAGCCTCAGCCTCAACCTCACCCTTAGGGAAAGGCTTGGGTCCTTTAGCCGGATCAAACCATCCGGTATAAACCTTACCAGCCTTGGACTTGCCCTTCTTGCGAGCGTATCGTCCACGACCATCCGGTAGCATTGGCGCTTCTGGGTGACCATAAGTCCACTCATTGCCATACTTGTCAACGATCTGTTCGATAGCATCGCTTATAGATTCAGTAGTGATTCCTTTGGAATCACCAGTATTGAATACTTCTTCCATCACCTGAATTGCTTGACGCATTGGTGTTGATTGTGTTGATTGCGTTGACTGTGCAAGTGATGTAACGGATGCAACTGCAGTTCTAGCAGACTCAACATTCTGCATGAACTCTTGAATTGTATTGCCACGAACGGTGAATAGGTCACCGTTTATTTTTGTAGTGAACGAGAAATTTGCTTCTGTCACTTCTTTACCTTTCTCTTTTTGGGTAGGACTAACGGGTACTCATTAGAACCCATTGCTGGACATTTGTCAACAAAGGAGCAGGTGCGACACGAATCCCCTACTGATGGAGGATAGTATCCTAATTGGATATTAGTATTCATCGTTTCAAAAACATATTCAAAATAATCTATAGATAAATGGGACAATGCGTGCAAGTCGCTCAATGCACCTTTTCTGGTCATATAGAATGCACCCCACTTGGGTCTGATTCCATATATCTTTTCTATACCAGATGCGTATAGTCCCATCTGTATCATGCCGAATGGCGTCCTTGATCCAGTCTTATAATCGACGATTACCAAATCCTCCCCAACTTGGTAAATAGCATCGATAATAAATCTTACAGGTGTTCCCCCGAAGTGAACATCTGCAGACCACTCAATACCCGGACGACCATCCGGCATGGTTGCAATCTGCCAACCAGATTGCTCAATCCATTTTACATATTCTTTAACTTGACGCAAACCGTCGTGTTGCCAGAACTGTACATCTTCGCCATTGGGATTGGCTGCAGTTACACGACCCGCTGCTTTCCATTCTTCTGGTGGTTTGCCAGATTCATCTTGAACCCGTTTAACCTCGGCGCTAAATACTTCTAACCATTTAGTCGAAATTCCATCCGTCATTCTTCCACTCCTTATCCTGCTTGTATTCTGGAGAATCAACCGGAGTTGGCGTGGTCATGGGAGAACCACATTCAGCACAGAAGGATTTCGTAAACCAAAGAACAAGTTGGTAATCTTCAAACATAGCGCGGATGATCTGAATGTTCGACCCGCAGTTTAGACATTCATTGCTAGGAATGCCTCGTTGATTAATCATTTTTGTTTTGCCTCAGATACAGTTCATGGTTAATGATTTCAATCATGGTATGAACTGCTGTCCCCGCAGCCAGATATACTGCCGGCTGTTCAGGTATCTGAACGATCTTGCTCAGATAGTATTTCTGTGGGCAAGACTGCCATGTGGATAACTGGCTATAAGATCTGTGCGGGGGAGGTGCATTCATGTGGAATAGTTTACCGCGACACGCCCTCTTTGCTGGTAGCGACACGCACTTATTTGGTTTAGTATTGACGGGCGGATATCCGTGGGGCAGAAACTTCGGTTGACAGGTGACGAAAGGTCACAGACGCCTCCCTGAGCCACTCAAATACGAGCCATGTATTGGGGGGGTAGGGGGGGCATTTCTTGGTTTCTAGGCTCCGAAAGGAGCCTTTAAGGGGGTAGTATGGATGAGGAGTGGAGAGAGTATTGCGAAGGATTAATAGGCAATTCGGACAATAAGGAAGAACTTCTCAAATACATCACCAAGATATTAGATGCTAGACCAGCATTGGCTGGGGCTAAGAGAGATGACTTCACCGATGGCGTAACCGCTGGCTTGGAGTGGGCGGTAAGGATTTTGGTCAAGGATAAATCTGCCTACTGAAATGACAAAAGAGGGGGGATTTCTCCCCCCTCTATGCCAGCCCCTACCATTCAGTCGGAGCAACCGCGAGCGCATCTAGCGTGGCTAAGTCGATGCACCCGTCAGCCGGAGTCCCGAGTCTGCGCTGCAACCCTCTCAATATCTCTTGAAGGGGAGCGTCCAATAGATCGTCTCCGGCAACATTAAGCGCTAACCTAACTTGGTTAACTAACTCGCTTCTCTCCCCATGTCGTACCAAGGGGATAACCTTGCTTGTCATGTTATTGGTTGTTCGTAATCAATTGTTTGCAATTGAAGTGTAACGATTCCACCAAACCCACGAGCATAAGAAGGCGGAGCCTTCTGCTCAAATTGAATGGCACGGATAATACAAATCCGCTCTTCTTTGGTAGAGAAGTCTTGGAACAAGACAGCACCACCAGTCTGCTCAATCCTTTCAAGATAATTAATTCTTTCCCAAGGATTGGATACAACCGTATAGCCATTCGAATCGCGCTCTTCTTCATAGCATAACAAAGGAATGGTAAATGTTCTTGAACGCAATGGTGCTGGCAAAGCACGCATTGACCATTGTTCAAGTGTTGGTCCAGCAGTAGTTGTATTTAATTCATCACGAGATAAAGTAAACTTTAACTCAAAGAAATCCCCCGGACTCAAGTAGTTTGATATACCAATATCAAGTGAGTTGCCAAGAGGAATTGAATCAATGTCTAATTGGCTTACGCCATTATTGTCATAAACAGAAACACCAACAGAAGAACTTGTTGCATCTCCGGTACGAACAGTCAAGGAAACTGGTTGTTTGTTTTCTTGAGTACCCCAACGGACACGACCAGTAGTAAGCCATCCAGTCTGAGCACGCTTGACCGCTTCTTCAATCCATATACCAGAAGATGAGGTAATGAATTTACGATTGGTATTGTCAAGAAATGCTACGCCATTGACAGTACCTTCATCTGTTTCAAGATCGGAAGCATAAGCGTAGATGGTTCCATTACTGCTAGTTGTTCCAAGATCAATACGCCATAAACCATAGTGACTGTCAATAGCCTGCGCTCTAGTTGCATATACATATGAATCATTGAATGCAATATCTTTGACAGGAGATCCATGGATAATCAATTGACCATACGAGAAACCTTGACCAGCAGAATCTTGGGTTCCAATTCGTAACCCTTGGTTTGTTGCAATAACAACATAAGTATTTAGATATGATCTAATCTGGTTAATCGTTTCGCCACGAGGTAACTCTGCGATAATAGATGGATCTAATAATGCAGCAAGTGGGCTAGCCGGGTCAAGGTTATATCCTTGAACCCGAGATACAGCACCAATAGTATAAGCAACCATGATGGCTGAGTTAAGTTCACCAATAGAATTAAAGGTGACTACAGTTCCAGTATATGTCCAGCGCTCTTCGTTAACTCCAACGGTTTGTGGAGGAGAGTTAGGATTTCGACCAAGTTCATAAACAACAACACGAGTGCTATCTTCTTTAACGCCAATGACAATGCGATCTTTGACATATCCGATAGCCTGAACAGTCCAAGCAGTAACTGATGTTGGTTTAGACCATAACTTGGTGACAGCCATAGTAGATGGATTAACTTGATATACACCATTACTAGCACCAACTAAAGCGTAGTACCCGTCGCTGGTCATAACCTGCGCTGTAACACCAGCGCCAAGTGATGCAGATGTAGTTGTGCTGGTTGTAGAATTATAATAATAAACATTCGATCCAGTATTAAGAAAGAATGTACCGCCACTAGAAGTAGATGGATATGATGCGTTGCTTGTTGACACATTGGTAGTAGCAGGTAAAAGACTTATTTGATCAGAAGTCCACACATCAATATTATTTGACTCATGAAACATGTATAGATCATCAGCGTCAGCATCATAATAAAGTTCACCTGCTCCTCTATGCCATGAGGTAGCAGAGCGAATCCACCAGTTGGATAAAGAGTTTTCACCAGCGGATGACGACTGGTCAATACGCTCTTTCTGGTAAGTGGTTGTGATACGGCTGATACGATCCATGTCGCTTGCAGCAGATAGCCAAGGCGTATTGCCTATGGCATAAGATGCAGCAAAATCTTCACGATTATATCTGACAAGCGCAGTCGGAACCGACTGGCTAAGTACCATTGGAAGATCGGATACGATTGACTTATTATCGTTTGCCACGCTTATCTTCTCCTATTACTTCCAAGGTCGCGCTACCGCAACCACCTTTGTGTAAGGACGCTTCTTCTTGTAACATCCGCCACCGTTTGATTGGCTACCAGCAACGCTGGTATTTCCTTCAAATGTAACAAGAGTTCTTAGAATCTTTTGATTAACATAAACAATTCCAACATGCTCGCTGGTCTTTGGATTATCATCAAAATCAAAGAACACAATATCCCCGGGTTGTGCATCACCAACAGGAACTAACATTCCTTTAGATGCAAACCAAGATAAGCCAAGGTCACATCCAGCAAATCCTTTTTTAGATTGCGCTTGGATTAGTTTGATTGCACCACCTTGGTCAAAGCAATACGATACGAACATAGCGCACCAAGGTTGGTGATTGAATTCCTTGCCATACCATTTACCAAAAATGGTATCGTTATCGTTACCTTCGGTATAGCCTTCATCAACAAACTTTTTGGCAGCAGCCAATACTTTATTGATTCTCGGATCTGACATGATTCCCCATAAGTATTTCGGTAATGCGGTCTAATTGTTTTTCAATACGAGCAACACGACCTTCGAAGTTGTGTCCTCCGTTGCCATCTGGTTTGAGTTCAGAAAGATAATGCTTGACGAGCCAACGAACAGCAGCAGCAAAAGCACCAATAACCGTGACTACGGCTACCACTACGGCAGCCCAGTCAGGCGCTGACATTACTTTTTCTTCTTTTCTATCTCATCAACGCCAGCCTCAATAGCGTCGACTAATACATCAGCAACACCCTTCTTGGCACGGTATGACTTAATGCCAGCACGGATTGCCGGGATGGCTGCAACACTAAGAACTCCACCGATGATGAGAAGAATCTCTTTCACTTTCTCTCCTAAAATAGAAATAAAAAAAGAGCAGTTTTAATCCATGCTCAGGGATGTTAATTAAATAAATTATTATTTTAAATAGTTAGAGCCAGTATTCAACATCAATTCGACCAGAACCACCTGATCCACCATAATATGAATCACCACGACTACTACCACCAGCGCCTATTGCATAAGTAATTAAACTTCCGGGAGTAACAGTTAATGTAGTGGTAATAACAGCAGCATCTCCACCTTTTACTGCACTTGCAGCGCTTATTGATCCAGTACCATAAGTCGCTGGATTTCCTCCACGACCAGAGGCATATGCCCCGCTAGATCCTGAAACAGCACCTCCGGTTTGAATGCAAGCGCCTCCGTTTCCACCAGAAGCCATGTTAGCCATGCCAAAGGATGTTGTTCCGCCAGAACCACCACTTGCGTAAGTAAAAAAACCACCTGCGCCACCGCCACCGCCAACAAGAGTAACTATAAGTGTTGTTACTCCGGCTGGCACGGTATAAGAAGTTCCGCTTTGTAATGTATTAAAATATCTTGTTTTAGATCCTCCACCAGAAGATGCTGCAGGAAATTGATTTATAGCCATATCATAATCCTTTGCTATTCAACATCTTTAAAAACTGGAAAAAATTCTCCACCATCAATTCCATTGTTGTAGTCCCATCCATTTGTATATTCAATATATTTTTCTGGATTGGCTGCAACAACTTCATCTTCAACACCAACAATAATATTAATTACTTTATTGTTTTCTATTACAGCAAACACTCTTTCCATTATACTATTTCAACTCCACTCACATGAATATAACAACTACTTTGACTTGCATATCCAGTTAATGCTTCGTAAGCATCCATAACTATTTTAGTATCTATTGACAGTAAAGTATTAGCGGCAATAGAAACATTTGGTAACAAGTTATAACCATTTATTGCAAGAATAATTGTTGATGCAGAAGAGTTATTGTTTGATATTGATATATTTGTAATAGTTGTTTTAGTTGCCATTGGTGTTGTATACAATGTTGATGACATTGTACCCAAACCTGTTCGTACAATATTTTTAGATGTTACAGCCATTAGTTACTGTACTCCTATCTTAGTATGCATCCATGACATTCATGATGATGTTGTTTGTTAAATCTGTTGAACTAGCAAAACTTGATGTACTTCCATTGGATATAGCAGTTACTCGACCATATGAGTCAACGGTAACTTGAGCATAACTATAAACTCCAGATGTTACACCAGAAGTAGCAAGATCAATGGTAGGTAATGATCCACCGCTGCTGGTGATTCGACCAGATGTACCGCTGACTGATGTTACTGGTGATGTTCCAGTTGAGGCAGAAGTAATTCTGCCATATGAGTCAACAGATATTGTTGCGTAATTATATGAAGCGCTGGTTACACCAGTAGTTGTCAATGCAACCGTTGGTGTTGTTGAACCAGAGACTGATATACCACTACCAGCAGTAATGCTGGTTACAGCGCTGCCATTTGATATGGCAGTAATCTGACCTCTTTGGTTAACAGTAACACTTGATAAAGTATATGAACCAGAGGTGACACCGCTATTGGATATAGAGAAAGTATTGCCAGTTAAGGTCAGACCAGTACCAGCAGCATATGTTCCTGCTCCAGAAAACTGCGTCCATACTTGACCGGAGAAACTTGTTAGGTAGTGATTTGATTGAATCCAAGAAGTCTTTGCGTATGTAGTTCCTTCTTCAATAAAGATTGAAGCGCCTTTAAGTTCTGTATATGCATCGGCGTCACTTGGTCGGCTTAAGGTATATGAGGTTCCATTATCAGCATATACATAGATACCATTTTCAGATCCCGTAGATTGACCAGTAAGAACTAAACGATATCCAACATTGCTTGTTGTTAATGCTGTATGACCATCAATGGCAAGACTTCCAGTCGCGCCAGTTAAAGAAACATTTGATGTTGAGAAAAGATTTGCTGCTGGCTTCCAAGTTAATCCAGCGATAGCACCATCAACATATTGCTTGGTTACAGCACCAAGCGCTTGAGACGGATCAGCATTGAGGATAAGATCCCCAGTCATGGTTCCGCCACCCTTTGATAGGTAGTTACCCGTGTTGGCTTGGTTTGCGTAATACTTTGCTGAATACTCAGCGCCATCTACCGTACCAGTCATCTTGGTAGCCCAGTCTTGTGCTAAGACTGCGCTGGCTGCAGAAGATGTAGCAGATGTGGCTGCTGCAGTTTGTGAAGTAGCAGCGGATGATGCTGAGGTCGCAGCGGATGTGGCACTTGTAGCAGCAGAAGTTGCGCTAGTTACTGCTTGCGCTGCGCTAGTTACTGCAGTTGCTGCAGAACTTACGGCAGTTGCTGCACTAGCAGAAGCAGTAGTTGCACTTGCAGCAGCGCTTGTAGCGCTAGTCGCTGCGGATGTAGCAGAAGTTAAGGCATTGCTAGCAGATACTCCAGATGATCCTGCCGATATGCCAGCATTAGTTGCATGCGTACTTGCTGATGATGCCGAAGCGGCAGCAGAAGTTGCAGATGTAGTAGCGCTAGTTGCGGAAGTGGATGCAGCATTGGCTGATCCTCCAGCAGCATTAGAATATGTTAAAGCATCATTTGCCCTATTAGCAGCCTCAATTGCACTTGTTCCAGCAGAGGAAGCAGAAGTTGCTGCCATAGTTGCATAGGTGTATGCGCTAGAAGCAGATGTTGCTGCGCTGGTTGCAGATGTTGCTGCATCAGAAGCGGAGATTCCAGCATTGATTTCATGTGTAAGAGCATTTGCTTCTGAATAACCAGCATTAGTTGCACTCGTTGCAGCGGAAGAAGCACTTGTTGCCGAATCGGCAGCACTCAATGCTGAACTATTTGCAGATGCACTAGCGGAGTTTGCTGCTGTAGTTGCAGCGGTTGCTGAATTGTTTGCTCCGGTAGCAGAGGCTGCAGCAGATGTAGCCGAAGTTGCAGCGCTGGTTGCGCTAGTAGCAGCACTCTGAGAATAACTAAGTGCAGATCCTGCTTGTGCTGTAGCGACCGTTGCGCTTGATGCTGCTGCAGTTTGAGAATTATATGCAGCAGTTGCACTATTAGCAGCATTACTTGCAGAAGTTGCAGCAGAAGATGCCGAGGTTGAGGCAGATGCTGCGCTGGTCGCTGCGCTATTAGCAGAGGTTGATGCTAAAGCAGCGCTATTAGATGCCGTGCTTGCATAAGAAGCAATTGTTGAAACCGAGTTAGCAGCAGTAACTGCAGAATTATTAGCATCGGTTGCTGATAATGCAGCAGAGGTTGCGCTGGTTGCAGCCGAGGCAGCAGAGGTTGCTGCAGAGGATGCTGATGTAGCAGCAGAAGTTCTTGAAGTTGCAGCAGATGATGCGCTTACCCCAGCAGATGTAGCACTAATTGCTGCTGCACTTGATGATGCAGATGCAGCACTTGCGCTGGCAAGAGCAGAAGAGGCACTAGTTGCTGCACTTGTTGCACTAGTTGCTGCAGCGGTTGCGGATGCTGCTGCAGATGCAGCACTAGTTGCTGCAGATGTAGCGCTACCAAGAATCGAATCTACATAACTCTTTGGGGTTGCAGATGAATCAGATAGTGTTGAACTAGATAATCCAATAATATTTGCACCATCAATAGTACCACCATTGATCGTAGCGGTAGAGGTAAATGTTCCGCTAATAGTTGCACCAGCAATAGTTGGTGTATTAATAATTGGTGAAGTTAATGTTTTGTCGGTAAGGGTTTGAGCACCACCAGTACCAACAACGCTGCCAGTAACACCATGAGCATTGGTTGCTACTTCGTGGCTACGAGAATCAGAATAATCGCGAGCGCTGACACCATGCTCTACGGTTGCACCAATAGCATGTGACTTAGCGGTCGTGCCATCAACATGGCGAGTCACATCAAAGGCTGAACCCGTTTTACCCGTTACCTCAATGATCTCCTCATTGGCTGTATCCTTATCCAAGATAAGAGTAAACGGATACTGCGATGGGAAGTTCGTCGAAGCAGCGACTTCAATGGTTGCTGATGTGCTACTAATAGCAACAGACAGCGTTGTCTTGGCTGCGGTTGAAGAATAATAACGACTAGGACTTGGCATCTATTACCTCTTGTACTGGATGATGTTGAGGAAATTATTTTGTTGCTTGTTTACTTCTTCTTGCAGACGGAGCGTATACATCTGGAAAATATACTTTGCTGCATTGGTAGATAAACCGGGTGAAACAGGCTGATCAATAAGATCAGCAGAAACAGTATTGGCGGTAACTTTACCCGGGTCAACTGTGCTTAATAAACGGTACATTGCACCAAGGCGAACAACATCTTCGCATGATGCTGGCAAACCACTAACGCTTAAGTCTTGAGCATCTGTTATAGCAGATGCATATTTTGTGTATTGGACGCGAACATCGCGACCCGGCATGGGAGCCTCTTGGAGAATCAATGCTTGGTGTGTGCCGCCATTATCAAGATAGTTTGTATCAAGTCTCCAGCGACGGATTAACATCCATTCTCCGGTGCTATCTGGAAGTTCCCAAGAAACACCAGTTACATCTACCAAAGAATCTGGCATGATATATGCGTATTGAGCACCATTAAATTCAAATGTTTCATTAGCCAACACGGGGAAGTTCATTCCCTTAATCGTGTCATTGATTGCACGCTTAACCTGCGTGCGAGGAAAGATTGGGTTATTGCGAACAATGCTTCCAATAACATGTGATGTTGCTGTCGTTGCTCGGTATCCACGACCGATAGGCGCTGTAGCGCCACCAAGAACTTGCAGGGTTCCGCTTGATGCTACTGATTTTTGAACAAAGATTAATTCGTCATCAATTTCAACGATGCCTTTATTAACTGATGTAGTGTCATCAACAGTAAGGGTAACATCACTCGAGGTGCAAGCCTGCTTAAGGAATGTCAATGAATCTTGGTTGCGTACATAAGAACTAATCTCACCAAGAACCTGATCGGTAAGTTGATTAAGTGTTGACATTATGCACTCACCGCTCTTCCTAATTTGTCGGCAGTTCTAACTGCCTTCTGAATATCTTTCATCTTGGTTGATGCTGGCTGGATTCCAAGTTTGCGTGCATCTCGATACGCTGATAATTCCTTATCAACGCCACGAGAAACAGCAGCGATAGCCATATTTGCTGTGCTTATATTGGCTGAACGAGCACACTCACCCCAGTTATTATGATCTTGGGTGGGGCATCCTGATCTACATTTACTCATTGAAGATGTACTCTCCATAACCTGCTGCAGTCAACTCCGTTGCCTCAGCCTCAGTAATGACATTGTCATAGCCACCACGCAATACTCTGTCATAATCTGCGAGTGTGCTGTCTTGAGGAACCATGATCGTTGACCATGTTCCATTCTTTTTTACTACAGATTTACCAATTCCATAAGAAACAAACCAAAGGTCGTGAGGTCGACCGGGTCTAAACCTAATGACTGGTCCACGAAATATTGGCATACACGACCCTTCGCTTGTTTACCACTTAACTTTGTCAGCCCAATACGCTGCAGACATTTTGCCTTTGGCAATATTCCCAGCGTGACGAGCCTTAAACGCCTCACGGCGTTTGCGATACGATTCAGATTCACCTTGCTTCTTTGGTGAACCCTGCACGCCTTGCTGTCCAAACCGAATGGTTTTGACTTGATTTCCTTCTTTAGCCACGACAATATGTGATTTGGTTGGATGACTTGGTGTGCGCTTTGGCTTATTAAAACCAGTAACGCCAGCACGCTTAATCCGTGGATCTGTCATTTCTTTTTCCTTGCAGCCACATTGTCAACTAAGTTTGGATAAGGTCGCTTCGCTGCTTTAGCCATAGCCTTTGCTTTTGTTTTTTGCGCTGGCGTTAATGGTGTTGACTTTTTATTAGGATTTTTTTTATCCCAAAAAGCCTTTTTCATTACTTACCCTTTTTCTTTTTAGCCTTACCCGCTTCGCTTAAAGCAATAGCAATAGCCTGTTTGCGGGATTTAACGACTGGTCCTTTTTTAGAACCTGTATGCAGAGTTCCGGTTTTAAACTCATGCATTACCTTTTGAACTTTATTGTTAGCCTTTTTCATTTTATTAGCACTTGCACTTTGATTTTGCTTTGCCACACTTCTTGCATGATTTTGCTGGCATGTTATTTTCCTTTCTTAACGCCGGAAATCTTCTTTAAACGAGGATTGGCAGCAACAGCCTTAGCCGAGGCTTTGCGTGCTGACGCAGCAAGAATCGCGCCAGCGCGATCCTTTGAAATACCCTGCTTCTTAGCAATCTTGGTAGCGACTGCTTTAAAACCGGGATGTGCTTTCTTAGCAGAGCCATACTCTTTGGCTCGCATTGATGCTGATTCGGTCTTTTCATGCTTACGCATTGCCGAAGCAGACTTATACGATTCACCTTTAACTGACATTATCTCCCCTTAGAATGGATACTTGAGAAGAGGGGACTCCGAAGAGTCCCCTCTCCTTATAAGTTACGAAGCGATTGAGGACTTCGACTTAATGACATAGCGTGCTTCCGTGCGGAAGATGTTCCAGCCGATAAGAGCCTTCCATCCTGCAGGTCGGAAACGCATCAACTTGTCGGTAACAGGACCAATAACGGTCTTTGGCTCATAGCCAACAGCCTCGATAAGAGCCTGCTTTCCGAGAAGAACGGTTGCATAAACCTTTGAAGTTCCAGTTCCTGAGATAGCCTCAGCGCGTGGAGTTTCGATGTAACGGACTTGATCGAAGATACCGATCTCGCCGTTCCAAAGGTTTCCTACGCCACCTTCGGTGTAGGTGTGTGGGAGTTGCCACACAGCAGATCCACTTGATTGTGCTTCTGATCGAAGATCGTAAGACACATCTGGGTGGATGAGTGCGGTGTAGAATCCACCGTCGCGTGGTTGCACAGATGCTCCACGAAGTTTCGCAACACCACGGCGTGCAAGAGCAGCGGTGATGTAAGGAGCGCTGGTGCTTGACGAAACATCTGTACCATTGATGGTGGTTTCGTCAGAAGAGGTGGTTCCGGTCCAACGACCAGTAGCAAGCGAAGTCAACTTCGACCAAACAAGTGCGTCAAGAGAGTCGCGCATGTTGAAAGAGAGCATATCGCCAACTGCTGGATCAATGTTGCTGAGGGACTCGAGAGCGAGTTTCTCGGTTGTGATTACGGCATTTCCGAATTCGTCAACGATAACATTGACCTTGTCGGTGTTGGACATGGTTACTGCATCCGGGTCTTGCGTTTCAGTTAGAGCGCTGGTGACACGGGATAGATCCTTGTAAACCTGAAAAATGACAGTATTCCCCGGGTTTGTTACATCGACTGGACGCTTGTCCGCAAACTTGCGGAACATTGGTTCAGATCGAAGGTTAAACTCAATGAACTTGTCATACGCGGTTTGGATCAAGTTCGACATTGTTGATGTCGTAGTTGATGTAGCCGGTGTTGTAGGCATTGTATCCTTCTAAGTTGGTTGAATGTGGATTAACTAATTCCGCGTAGATAGTTCATCAATTCATCTGGAGAGTTCGAGTTACTGATCCTAGAACCAATATCTTGACCAACAAGAGGATCTGATGTTCCATCTTCGAAATTAGAGATTTGCTCATATGATTGAGCGTCGGCGTCCATTTCATATGGAGCCTGTTCTTCAACGGCAGAAATACCAAAAGCATCGCCGTATTCGTTCAGCCATTCCGATACCGCATCTTCATCAGCAGCAACGCTGTCTGGAATGAACTTAGCGATTTTTGGATTTAACCCGAAACTATTTAAGATATCTGCGATGTTTGATTCATGGCTAGATGCATGAAACTGTGCAATCACATTGTCTTTTTCTTTCAGTTGTTTTGAAAGAGAGTCAATTTGTTTACGCAATTTCTTGAGTAGACTTTCGTCATGCCCAAATTCGTATTCATCTTCGGTATCTGTATTATCTTCGTAGTTATATTCTGTCATTGCATTCTCCCTATTAGTAGTTTCCCTCATCGGGTTTGCACCACACACACTCATAAGCAGGGGAACTTAATCGTAGATATGGCGACTACCAGACTTATACGCACTTCGGGGCTGGTCGATCCGAAGCGGAGTCAATTAGAGGTTTGTCTTACGAGACAAACTGGTTCGATCCAGAGCAGATTGCTGCTGGAATCTAGCGCGTTCTTGTGATGCTGCTTTCTTAATCTTCTTAGAAACCTCAGCACCACCAGCAAGGTTAAGTTGCTGACGAACCAAATCTTCTTGGTTTGCTGGTGCTTCGCCAGCAAGACCCATCAAGCGTGCATAATCTTTTTGAGATTGAGCAGCGGTTTGGTAAGCCTGTTCGGCTTGACCTTCTTTACCAGCAGTAACAATCTCAGTAGCAAATTCTTTACCAGCCTGCATGCCAGCACGCTCTGCTGCTGCACCAACTTGCGCTGCAGAAAGCATGCGCTTTCCTTGTTCGGCTGTATATTTAAATTGTCGAGCATTGACAAGATCCATAGCCTTGGTCGGATCAAGCATGTATGCTGCAAGTTCAGAGTTATCGAAACCGTAATATGTTTTCAAAGCATTAACAATGTTTTGATCTGCATCTTGCAGCGCTTGTTTAGCAACATTGATTCTGCTTGATATCTCTGCAGCAGAAGTATTATTCTCAATAAACTTGGTAAAATCTTCTGGTTGATCATAAAATCCAGTAGGTAATCCTGCTGCTTGCATCAGATCACGATAAGTATTTTCTGTATCAACATACTCTTTTGGCGTGAGGAGCCGATCTCCGGGCAATCCTTTTCCGTTAGCCAAGCGTTGACGAATAGCCTCGTTTGCTGAGAAACGAGTCTTGTAAGCATCGCTATTATAAATACTGTTAAGTATTTGATCATCGGTTGGATCAATGTTTGCTGCATATACATTGTCAATTGTTTTTATTAATGAATCAGTAAAGTCTTTACCTAAACCAGTATTAGAAAACATCGCCATGACTGCGTCACGAGCGCTAGTATTCTTATCTGTGCTTAAAAGTTTACGAGTACCATCGCTCATTAACTGGTAGGTTTCAATAACCCCACCCGGTTGTTTAACGGTAGTTGTTCCAGTAACCGTTGGCGCAGCCTGTTGGGTTGGCGTTGCTGGAGCAAATGCTTGAGCGACACTCTTTACGGTATCCAAGACCGCCTTGGTAATATCTGCCTCTGTAACAGGAGTTTGGGCAGGCATGGTTACTGGCGTTTCCTTGGGGACTACCCCAGCAGAAGGCGCTGGAGTGGTCGTAGGAGCCGTAACGGCAGGCGCTTGGGTTGGAACCCCAGCCTGAGGCGCAGAAGCCTTCTGTTGGGCTTGCTGGGCTAATTCAAGGGTACGGTCAGGAGAAGGCTGGGCTTGTGGGTTGAGGCTGGCTACGCTTGCCTGCATCTTCTCCAAGTTAGCCTGAACTTTGGCAAGACTCTGATTAGTAGAGGCAGCCTGAGCACGGGCAAGGGCATTAAGAAAACCAATATCTTGTATCATCAATTATCCCAAAAATCCGAAATCTCTAAGAATGGTTCCGGCAATGCCGGTCTTTTCTTTTTTGGCGGTACTGGTGTAATCCCAGCGAGGATCTTTCCGAGCCATCAATTTGGTGTCATAAAGACTTCTAGGAGAAAAGTTGCCCTTTTCGTCAGAGTTATTGATAGCCCGTTGCAACATTGAATCAGTAAGATCAATGGTTTCTGGATCAACTTCTAGTTCGTTTGCAATAGCATTGATCCAAGGATCTGCTGCTGCACGAACTGTCTTGCCTGAGCGAATCTGATCAGCCAGACCCGGCATCATGGATACGGCATTGTTAGCCAGTTGATCAGTAAGTTCTTGTGCGGTTATATCTCCAGCAACAAGGGAACGCATATTAGTTTCAAACCAATTCTTAAATCCTTGATTGGTCATACTGGTATCCATCCCGTAATCACGGGCTGCGTTGTATAAACCATTGGCTACTGTTGCAAGATTTCCTTGAACATCATAGAATTGTTTATTATTAATTGTCTTGGTTTTAGTAAAATCAATAGCATTAGCGAGCATCTTGTTAAGATATTTGCCATCATAACTAACAGCCTTGCCATCAACGATGGCGCTCTTCATCATCATCTTTTCGGCAATTGATACAACAGTTGATGCGTCAACATTAATGCCAGCCTTAGCAAACTTCTCTGTTACAGACTTGGCGTTGTTTTGAAGATCAACGGCAAATGTTGAAGGGTTTCCAAATTTATATGATTGGAACTTTCTCCAATCATCAGTATTCTTTTTATACCAATCTGTTTGCTTTAATGCAGCAAGTTGCAAATCAGGATCTGTAATGCCATCCTTGATGATTGTATTTAATACTTCTTGAAGCGACTTGTCAGCAATAAGCATTGATGCTGCAATGCCATACTTTGCTTCAAGATCAGCAAGATTCAGAGTGTCTTTCTGTAAAGCCATTACTGAACCACCTGACCAACACGATTAGGATCAGACAAAGCCTGATCGATCAACTTGACAAAATTGCTTACAGCAAAATTTTCTGCATAGTCTGGAACGCTTTGAGCAAACTCACGAGCAAACTCTGTTGGATTAAAACCAGTCTGAGTACTTCCAGTAGTTGTGCTCATGCCGGGACTGGTAGTGGTAATTGCAGTAGTTACTGATGGTTCTTTTGCTGCCATAGCGTTGGCTTGCTTTTGATACGCAGCAACTTCTTCGGCAGTAGCCTTACGACCAACCTCAGACTTAAACATCTGTTGCAAGTCTGCAGCAGCAGAACTTGTACTATATTCGGTTACATATTTTTGCTGTTGTTTTGTTGTTCCGTATTTTGCTGTTGCCGAAGCAGAAACATATGTACCCGGATCAATGATATTAAGATAAGTTTCTGGAGCGCCCTGTGAAGCATTACCCGGAACCTGTGTATAGTCAACAGCATCTGACCAAGCCTGTAGCGCTTTGCTTTCTGGAATACCTCTTTGCTTAAGAGCAGCAACCCAGTTCTTGTAGAAGTTACTTTTTTCTCCACCAGCATTCTTGGCATATTTTAACCAAGCCTTGGCTTGGGCAAGGTCCCATGCCTTGCCAGCCATTGCTGACTCTGCGCTAATATAGATTGGTGAAATATTGCCAGTAGTTTGATTCTCTCCAGCCATTATTGAACCGCCAACTCCGGATTTAGTTCGGGCATATTTTCTAACCAACGAGAAGCAAATGCTTCAAATTCGTCAGATGCCGATTGGATATAGTCATAATGAAATTGTGCCAACGAAGTTTTTAAATCTTTATCGCGTTGCTTTGAGTTTCGTGGACGATCAATTTCTTTTTTATATTCAGAAACAACATTGACCCAGTTGGCAATCTCTGCCCACTTGTCAACTCCACCAGTAACCTTAGATGATTTAGAAGAATAATCCATCCAAGCCTTGTTGTTAATAATAGATTGAATTGCAGGAAAAGTTGCGTTCCAAAAATCTTTGCGATCTTGATCTCGAGTAGCAGCCCATATAGGATACTTCTCTTTAATAGCCTTGACTTTATTATCAAACTGTTCTTTAATTCCAAGACGCTCGTATCGAACATCTGATGTATTTCTTACGGCGTATTGTTGCATAAATGCATCACGCCATTGAACAGCAAGATTGTATTGATAGTAACCCGGACGGGTTTCTATTTCTTTGCGTATGTCAATGCTCTCTTTTCGTTGGGATAATTTCCCAACGCCACCACCCGGGTATTCTAAATTTTTATAGATGGACGCAATTTCTGGAGAGTATTGATCTGTTAATTCACCATAACCAGTAGAAAGCATTCCAGCATATTTTGGATTATACTCAGCCAGTTGAATTAAAAGGTCTTTGTTGTTACGAACTATTTTAATATCAGACATGTTTGATGCAAGACCAGCAGTATTACTCTTTGATGAACCAAGTAAGGCTAATGATTCAACGCCCCAGTCTTTGGTAAACTGCGCGTCAGCCTTAGCAAAATCTCCTGAGTTTTCTTTTAGCAATGTAGCATAATACTTCATTGCCGAACGAGTAACCGGATCGTAACTTGCTGATATTGGCAAAGCCCATTGCGTAAAAGCCTTAATGAAAGCAAGGTTACCAGCAGCCTTTGCTGCTGATTCCCAAGTAGGAATCTTTCCTACTCTTCCATTCTTTTGCCATTCTTCCATAGCAACACGGAACTGAACATTTGTTTCGTCAAAGAATCGATCTTGTTTATCTTTGGCAAAATAACCATAAAGGGTTTCAATATATGATGGAAGTATTGATCCAATTACTGTTCCAGTAAACGAATCTCCACCTTGTGGATATCCACCATATAATAAACTGCTTTCGTAAAAATCATTACCAAGGTTGTCACGAAGATATTTGACAACATCTTCGCCATGCTTGTTCCATAACGAAACGCCAAAGCCAGTTTTAATAACTTGCGATAAACCAATTCCGCCCATCCAAGAAATGCTTGGATCTGCAACCATAAATTCTAATTGCTTTGGATTGAGGCGAATTCCTCCACCTCTTTGATCAGCATATGGCTTTAAGAAATCTGGAATGTTTTTGTTATCCCAAAAAGGAAACTTCATCTGAACGCTTACCGATGTTCCTTTAGGAACTTTATCAATAGAATCGTATGTATTTCCTTGTTGATCTTCGTATACTCCACGATTATCAAACGCTTTAATAACTGAATCATACCAATAAGCGTTCATTGGATTCTGAGCCATAAGTCGAACTGCTACCATTTGGCTATTAAAGAAAGCCATGGGGAATGACATTGCATAACGCATGGCGTACATACCATTAGTTAACCGACGGCTAGAGTAGAGCGTTTGCTCTACACGCTTAAGTGCATTTCGATAAGCAATCTGACGATATTGATGGTTAACAATTCCATCGGTTGGATTTAATCCAGCCCGTTCAGCAGCATTGACCAACTTTTGCATTTCTTCGCGAGCATAAAGCATGAACATTGGGTTACGAACCATGCGAGTTTCGGATGCAGACAATGCACGCCAAGCAGCATCAATGCCAGCACTTGCTATAGCGCCAGCACGCTCAAGTGGATTAAGATCAGATAGACGAACATTTGGTCCGTCGATCTCTTTAAGAAGATCGGTTCTTCCTTTAAGCGCTGCTTCAATCTCTTGATATGTTACAGGGCGTTGAAGAATTGTTTGACGAAGTTGTTCGTCTGGATACATCTTTAATACTCGATCACGAGTAGATTGAATCCATCCAATTAATTCTTCGTCAGAAAGAATGTGCGGAGTTATCTTGCCAGTCTTTGGATCTGTAATGGAGTAACGAGAACCAAGACGAGCGACATATTCTTTTCCAGCCTCGCTCTTTTTAAGCCAATTAAATACAGTTAAATCGTCTGCTCCACCAAATATCATGCCAAGTGGCATATCTATTTCGTTTCTTATTTGACGATTAGCAATATGTTGAAGAGCATTAAAGTATGGCTTTCCGCCTTTTTCGTAACGACTAATCTTTACGAATCGGTTTCCCTCAGACTTCAATGTTCTTAAATACTCTGACTGCATTGATGCGCTGTAGAAGTTTTGTGTTGGATCTAACTCGCTCATGTATGCATTAGCACCACGAACATTTGGATCTGCAAGACCTTGGATGGTATAGACATTACCATTCTCTGATGTAATGGTTTCTGTTTCTTGACCAAGATGTTTGCGTTGTTTTAATTCTCCACCACGCTTAACATGCTCGCGCAACTTTGCGCGATTTAATTCAATCTTGGTTGACATGGCAGCGATTCTTGATTTTAATGAATCAAGTTGTTGTGAATCAGAATCTATGGATGACTTAAGATTATCCAATTGAGCATTCATCTCATTAAGAGCGGTTTGCTCATCTACTGTTTTTTTCTTTTTGGCAGCAAGTTTATCTCGACGAGCAATAAGATTGTTATAATCTTTAGAAGCCTTACCAATATTGGTAGAAATATATTCAGATCGTGAAATTGATTTTTCTAAATCAGGATATATTGCATCAATTTCTTTTGATGCAGACTTAGCCAAACGACGAGACTTATTACCAGTAGTACCCGGAACCCATCTACCAATTCTTTCAGCATTTAAACTTGCGTTGTACATGACATTGGACATACCCGGATAGGCATTCCTCATCAATTGTAAACTTGATGTAGCCATCATTCCACGCATCATTGGATCAACCATTGAGTTCTTTGGTATGTATGCCAAACGAACAAGGTTTAATGTGTTAAATACCATGTTTGCTGTATCAAGCAAATGACTAATACCAGTAAGCGCTCGCGATGTTACAGCGCTTGCTACTTGACCACCAGTTATCGGAGCCATTCCACCAAGTTCTTTGCGTGTATTGAATATAACTTCTGTCTCTAAACGACGGAAGTCAAGCATTGGCAGGCTTTGTGCTTCGTTTGCTTGTGCTATAAAGTTTGTAACATTGATGTTTCCATCATCATCAGGAATTAAACCATGATCTTGAGCATATTTCATGGTGCTTTGACGACGAGCAGATGTATTAAAATGCCAAGCATTAATTTTCTTTACTGCATCACCAACGGTATTAACATCAGCAGCATTAATAACACCATAGTATTTAGCCATGCGTTCCATTACTTGGCGTTCGATCCAGCCAAGCGCTACGGCGCGTTGCGTATCATCAGTTGCTTCAAGAAAACGATTAACCATTGATTGCTTGAACTTAGCGCCATCAGCGCCACGAAGCATTTGCAAACGGTTCAGATCAGATAATAAATCCTCTTTAGCCTCAAACCTACGAGGATTACTAATATTAATGTACCCTTGAGGACGACCAGACCCTATGTATGCTATTAAACGAATAGCACGGTCATATGGAGTTGACTGATAAACAGCAGTTTTCCATGATGAATTAGCATCGTCACCGAATAATTTAAGATCACCGATCTTAGCAGATTGACTAATCTGCTTAGATCCAAGACGAGCCGTTTCAACAAGACCAAAACGAGTAGGTTGAAATGTTTCAACAACTTTTGCTTCGGAAACTTTATTAAAGAAGTCATCCATCTCTGTTGCAAATGTTGGATCTGACTTACGCTTAGCGTCAATTAAGGTTTTATACCGTTGTGTTAATTCTGGTGTTATGTTCTCATAGGTAATTTTTGAAAAATCAACCTTGGGATCTATGGCATCTTTACCATAATTGCTTAAAGCATCAGCCTCAAATGGTTTGCTTTGCATTAAACGGTTAAATGCGCCAGCATCACCACGCTCAGCAAGCAAGAAATCTGCAACATCTCTGTGGTTATCAAGACGAGATAAGATAATTGCATTGCGATATGGATTACTTGACTCACTTACAAGTGGATTCGAAGTAAGTTTGTTGATATCTCTTTGTGATACCGCATCATTAATAAGGACACCTAAGCCAGATGTTGGCTTAACACCATTGGCAGCATCAGATACTGCTTGTTCTGCAAGATTAGCGAACTGTTCCATCTGTGCTGCTGATTTAATCGTTGTTGAACCGAGCGAAGCCTTGGCTATTGTCTTAACAGCCTTGCCAGCGCCCTTGCTTCCCAGCCAGTTGATTGATAAATCAGTTATACCGGAAGCAACAATGCCAGACCATTCATCACGGAATGCTTTCTTTCTTTGTGTATCGTTAAATACATCAAAGTTTGAGTCCATGAAATCTGGAGTAATTGAATCTGGCGTTAATTCGCCAACGGCTTTGCCAAGACTTGTAGCCAAAGCCTGACCCATAGAAATCTTTTTAGATTGTTCTTTTGCATATTTAAAATCTTCAACAAAGTTTTTCTTTTTTCCAATACTTTGTTGTGTTAAAAGAACAGTAGAGACAGCATGTTGTGCTGGTTGAACAAAATCTTTATTGATGTTTTCCATCAATGTCATTGCTGGGTTTAGAATAGCACCAAGAACTGGCTTTTTCTTTCCAGCCTCTATTGCTGCTTGAATCTTTGGTAATACTGCCTGCTCTACTCCGCCAACTTTTGTACCATCATCAATGGTTTGTTGTTTAGAGAATTGTTCTACTTTAGAAAGTGGAGCGGGATTGGGGCTTGTTTGATTATATTGCGCTCGCATTCGAGCGAAGTATTGCTCAGGCGTTTCCTGTGGTTGCTGTCCCGCCACTATTCTGCACCTCCTGCTTGGAAGTCAATTCCTCAAGTAGATTTATCCGATCCTGATCGGATTTAAAATTCATGCGAGCAAGATCCCAAGCAATCGGAGCCATCTGAAACCCAAGATATTCAAGATTCTCTTCAAACTTTTGTAAGATCCTCATCCAGTTTGACTCCGTAAATATCTAACGAAAGCCTTCATCGTTCCGGTTGATTCGCTAGAATCAGCAAATTGCTGCATAACGGGAAGGTATTGTGCAATCATGGAAAGGTCGTTTAATTGTGAATCAACAGAAGTTGGTAATCCCAATACTTCTGGTCCGGGACCCGGACCCGAAGGAGAGCCAGCAGTAACTGGCTCCCCGGGTCGTTGGGTAGGTGCATCCAGACGGACGACATTTGCTGCCTGATTAGTTTTAGCCATAGGAGCGCCACCTTGGATTTGTTGGAAATCCATTTGCTCGCCATATGCTGCATTAGGTAATTGTTTTTTGCCTTGTGCAGCAGGTTGTGGAGCGTACTTACCCGGTGCTCCCGGAATTTGCTCAGGCATATAACCTACTTCTTAGTTGGGATCTTAATCTTTGAACCAGACCAAATCATTGAACCACCCTTATACTTTTTGTTAGTGGTCAAGATTGGATTTGCTTCTTTAACAGAAGCGAGCGAAACACCATACTTTGCAGCAATGCCGGAAAGTGTGTCACCTTTTTTAACAACATGTACGCCTGTTGATGAGACTGCTGGAACTGTTGTTGCTTTGGTTCCACCATTTCTTCCCATTGATACGCTTTGTGTTGCCTGTGGCTTAACGCCAGCGCCACCCGGACGACCCATGCTAACACCTTGAATTGGTGATTTCTTTGCAATGGTTGTTCCCTTTGGACGACCCATTTTAACACCAGTAACTTGTGTTATTGGTCTGGCTGTTCCACCTCTACCTACAGAGGCAGAAGCAAGTTGGGACAACTTAGCGTTTGGCGTTTTGTACTTTCCGGTAGCAGCCTTAAGCGCTGCATCGGTAAATGGCTTGATCATTTCGTATGCAGTTATGGCTGCACCGACCGTTCCAGCCTTTCTTAAAATGCCTTTGCCGGCAGTTCTAGCAAATTTATTTTTAAGAATACCTTTACCTGTTTTTTCCCAATCAAATTTTGCACCGGGAACTTGCTTGTACTTTACGCCAGCATCTGATGGCATTGCTCCCTTAGCAGCAACAGCCTTAACTTTAGGTTGAGACTTTGCTGCTGGCTTTTTAACTGCTGGTTTAGCAGGAGCATTTTTGGCTGGAGTGGTATCTGTTGTCTTTGTTTGACCTAATGTTTTGGCTCGATCAACTTTGCCTTTAGCAGAATTTGCAAGAGCATTATTTTTATTTACTGGCTTTTCTGCAATAGGCTTTGCTGGTGCAGTTTGCTTAGTTGCTTCTGCCCATGTCATTCGTTTGGTTGCAGCAGGTTTTACTTCTGGCTTTGCTGCTGGTTTAGCAGCAGGCTTAGCAGCAGGTTTTGCAGCAGGCTTGGCTGCTGCTTTTGCTGCAGGCTTTTTCACCTCAGCCTTAACAGTACTTTCTGCTTGTTTGGCTCTAGCCTCAGTAGCCGTAGGCTTATTCTGTTCACGAAACTTATCAAGTGAGTATTGTCGTGAACGACGACGCTGATCTTCATACTCAGTATGTTCATTGGCAGCCATATCTGCTCTGCCCCACCTTGATTGTTCATTCAAGGCTAACTTATCAACTTTAGAAAGTTTTAAAGTTTTATCTTTAGGAAAAGCCTTGCTTTTACCAGAAAAGGCAGCCTTGGCTGCTGGCTTGGCATCTGCACGGGCTTGCCTAAAACCTTTAGGTGATTTGGGCTTTTTAGCCATGGGTAAACCTACTTAATTTTGTTTTTGTTTCCAGCAATGCCCTTAGGGGTAATACCCTTTTTGACATTACCTCCACCGACGAGTTTGCCACCTGACTTCTTGCCATTGACAACACCTGCACCGGCTGGAGCCTTAGCGTATCCGCCTTGCTTTCCGAACATTATTTTCTCCTATTATGCGGGAATTTGACGAGTGACCCGACCAGAAAGGACGGGGTTGCCAGAGCCTGTCAGCCCAGCAAGAAGTTCTTGCATTGCTGGTCGACCCTGAGGTTGCATCTGTGGCATACCGCCACCCATGCCTTGCTGTTCAGGCGCTGCTGGTGCAGCAGCCTCCGGCGTCTGCGATTGCTTTGGCTTTTCAGGTTTGAATGCTTTAGCAACTGCAGTTTCAAGCGGGACACCCGCCTTGCGTGCCTCAATAACTGTTGCCATCTTGTCGATGATGCGTAGTGGATCTTGACCTTGCATAACCATTTGTGGAATTGCTTGAGCCATAGATGCAACAGAATTCTTTAATGAATCGCGCATATCTTCAATATCAATAGCGCGTTCTTCTTCGGTAGCATTAATGCTTGCCGGAATATTACGACGAACCAATCCGCGTGAAATGAGTTTATCTCCACGGGCTTGCAAAGCCCATACGAGTGCTCGGTTCGGATCAAGACCTGCCATTAAACCGTACTCAACGGTGACACCATAATTACCATCAATGTCAGCAGATGGCTTGTATTTTAATTGATATGGTACGCCGTTTGCTGTTGAAGATACTTCGCGTGAGATGTCACCGAAGTATACTTCGTCGGTTTGGAAAGCAAGTGAAACTGCTTGACCAATAGCCTCACCAAGGATTGATTGGTATACCTTGATCTGGGTATCGTATCCAGCCATAAGCGCCTTGACACCTTGACCAGTAACGATAGATCCCTCAGCCTGACCTGCTCGTGCTTGCGGGAATCGTGTACCTAGTTTTAATTCATCTGAAAGATTATTGTTCTCGGCAAAAGTATATTGTGGAACATCAAGGTTTACTCGACGGATCTTCTCCGGGCTATTCGACCTAATAACTGAATCGGGACCAACGCTAAGTTGAGTAACATCAGTAGGCAAAGCAAGGGGGGCTT